TTTAACATACCCATATTTTCTGCAATATGAAATGTCTTACCTTTACTGGCAAATGAGTAATCTTCTAATTTGACTAGTGGATATGGTACTTTGGCAATAGATTTAGGGTAGTATGAATGTATGATATCTATAACCCAATCAGCTATATTCTCATAGCGTTGTTGGGCTGATAGATACCCTTTGTGTAGAGTGCCAGTTATATTTGGTCTAAATGTACCTTCGTATTTCTTCTTGTCTGTTAAGTAATAGAAATCTTCAGCATTTTCTGTTTCGACACAGACAGCAGGGCAAGATAGTGAATAGTCAATACCAATTGATTTAATCATCTGAGTCGTGAAAAGAAATATCGTTTAAATATTCCTCATCTGATTCTTCTCTTTCCCAACCACAAAATGGACAGTAGATAGGAAGATAATGTTCCTTGTCCATTTCATGTTTTATTTTGTATTCTGCTGAACAGTTATCGCATTTAAGCATTAGCTGCGATCTCTGTTGGTACAGGAGCAGAGGTGATATCTACGATCTCACAAGAACCTGCTGTACAAGCAAGTTCTTGGGTACCAGTCGTATTATCTTCAGCCTCGTATTTCTTCAACTCTTCAAAGTTAACAACTTTAGGCATTAACTTTTTAAGTTCATCATACTTCACTTTATCAATATCTTGATAAGGGGCTTGTTGATATGTATGGTCAGAATGTGGTAAGAAACTTATACCTGATACTTCGTCAAAGTGTTTGTACACCCAAGCACCAACTTCCATCCATTCAGCGTCTCGTACTGATACTGTACAAGATGGTTTATGTTCACACCAAAATCTTTGATATTTCAGCCAAGTTTCTAATTGTTGAATGGCATTGTATTCGTTTCTAGTAACCGCACCTTTAGGTGAAGCAGTAGGGAAGGAGAATACACTAACTGAAGTAGGATTCATTACATCTGGTTCATGTGGTATGCCTTGATCTTTCATCATTTCAGTTAGAGGATCTTTATTATCGCCTCGTACAGTTCTTACATAGTATTCAGAATGTCTTGTATGAATACCTGAAGCACTATCAACTAACTGACTGACTGTACCTGAAGGTTTAATACAAGTAGTAGCAGCAGATTGAGGTATTTTAAGTTTCTTAGCAATCTCTTTATTGGTTACAACTGACATTTCTCTCATACTTCTTAGTAGTTCTTCATCTGCCTTAATTGTAAGTTTGTTATCCATAATACCTGTGAGTGATACGCCGAGTAATCTCTCTTCTTCAGTATTCTGTCTCCATATCTTTCTTAGATATTTGATATCAACTAATGTAGATTGATATGTACCTAATGTAGCTGCAATTCTAACTTTTCTTTTTAAATCATCTTCGTTATCTGTAGCACGAATAACAACTTCGGTTAGATTACAGAATTGATATGGTCTTAATATAATTTCTGAGCAAGGGTTAGTACCGAATTCGTGTTCGGAATCTCTACGACCATTCTCTTCAACTTTTTTCTTTGCAGCCTCACGATTAAAGATACCTCTTTCACCAGACTTAGAATCAAATAATGCTTTCCATTCGTGCATAAACAATCCGATGTCAGGTGTTCTACTATAACAAGCACTATTGTTAGATAATGCTCTTTGTGGATTATTTTGCCACCAGTTTCCCATTTTTGCTTTACGAACACCATCATCTTGAATATTACTTAGTGAGATTAATGCTGACCTTCTTACACCACCCACTACAACTACTTCACCAACTTTACATACGATATCGTGTGCTTCTAGGCAATCTAGTTTTCTACCTACAGCGTCTCTAAATGTATTAATAGTGAAGTCAAATAAATTTACTAATGGTTGAGGACCAGAAGCACGACCACCGAAAGTCTTTAGTCTTGCACCTGCAGGTCTTACCTTAGATACATCAATCTTAGGTATTTGACCAGAGTATAACATAGCAATAAGTTCTTTGTATGATCTTGCCCAACCAGCCTTACTATCTTCTACAACAATTACTGTATCAGTATGTTCAATAGATTCTGCAATCGTAGGAAGTTTCTCTACATTTTTTCGTTCTACTGAAAACCCAACACCTGTACCACATAATAGTATGTACATTACTTCATCAAAGGATCTTACATTGTCGATAGGGATATAACTACAATTATAACCAGCAGTATGATCTCGGTCTAGTGCAGGTCCTGCCGTCATCAATGCTCTCATAGAGGGCATTACACCTAGATTTAATACTTCATTCTCTAACTCTTCTCTATTTGGGATTTTGTAATTATGTTTGTCTTTAAGGTGACTTTCCATATAGTCAAAATATCTACCTACTGTTTCGGGCCACGATTCTCTTTTTTTATCTTCGTCTATAAATCTAGCATATCTAGATTTGTGTATGTATTGCTGATAGCTCGTGGGTAGATGGTTGTCCATAGGGTTATATCCTTTTCCAGTTATTGATTGTTTGAAGGGCCGAGAGTCCCTTTTGCGTGTTATTATATATAAGTTTCGAAACATCACCGACATCTTTTTTGTGAATAACCATGTCGTTAATGTCTTTGTATTTCAACGATTGAGGAAATATTACCACTTTATAATTTTTGTGTACAGCGTCTATCATTCTCTTGACTATCTGTTCATTACGAGGTTCGTTATCGAATATCATTGTGCATTGTTCCGAAGGTATTTTAAGTGCGACATCCGCCCCAGCCATGGCAATACAGTTATCTAGAAATAAACTATCAATAGGACCTTCAACAATATTAACAGGTTTGTTTAAATCAAGTCTATCTAGACCATAAATCTTTTCTTTACCTTCATCTAGTTTGATGGTTACATACTTAGGTTGCTCTTGACCGAAGGCACGACCTTGAAATGCAAAAAATTTACCTGTTCTGTCATAGAAAGGTATAATAACTCTAGGGTGATCATTCTTTACAGGTAATTTCTTAGGTATAATACTATTGACCCACTTATAAAACTTATCACAGAAATAAAACTTATCTATATGTTCTTCAGGTATCTTTCGTCTAGTAATAAACTCATAGGCAGGATGTGCTTTGTCTAGTTTATCATAACGAATAAGTTTTCTTAGTGCATTATTCTCTTCAAATTTTATAGGCTTCTGTATGAAGTCGGGTACGGCTACGGGTTTACTATCTTTGTATCTTTCTAGTACATATTCTTTATGTAATCTAGCGTCTAGAAACTTTATGAAATTACCAAGAGACTGTCCCATACCGCAGTTATGGCATTTGAAGAATAGATTATTCTTCTTCTCATAGACAAACCCTCTAGATTTGGACTTAGATTTCTGACTATCGCCACAATGTGGACATCTGAAATTCCAAAGACCAGGTTTCTTTTGTTTAAAGTTTGTAAGTCTGTTTGATAATTGATTTAGAAATTTTGTATCTATGTATGATGACATAGTGGTAGTATAACATTTTACATCAGGTTTGTCAACATATTTGCCATAGGACTAACACTTATTCCTACAGCTACAGAAATGCCAATAATAATCCATTTCCAGCGTTCTAGTTCACTCAACCTTTTGTCAAATTTTTGTGCCTCTGTTATAAAATAAGACTGCATATCATCAACTCGTTTGATTACAGTTTTTTCATGTTCGTTATTTATATCTATAAAGTCTCTACTGGTACTAGTAATTCTACCATGCAACTCTTTAAGATCCTCTTGCCAAATTCTATTTCTTTGTTCCATTATATCAACTATTTCAGCGTCTGATTCTTCGGCACGAACCAATCGCTCTTCATGTACTGCTAACATAGACTTAACACCAGATTGTATATCTGTAAGTTTGTCTATCGCATTATCTATACGACCATGAATATCTGCAGCTGAGGTATTCTGTTCTTTAAGAACAGCAACATCTTGTACTAGTTTTTGTAATTGATCTGACACTATTATTCCTTTTCAGGTTCGTAATAGTCCTTGTAAGTGATAATGATTTCGTGTTGAGCAATTATATGTTCTCTTAAATCTGCATAGTTCATACCCAATGCTTTGTATCCATCATCGGTTAATGCAAATAGAACAGGTTTCTTGCCGTTCGCTGTTAGTTCTTCAAAGACTTGTTTGTAGTTATCTATATTTATAACAATCCAGGTCACATCATTTGACTCTAATGGTTCTGGTTGTTCTAAATTTAATGGTGTTTTCTGTACAGCAACTTTTAATGTTTCTATCTTTTTGACACCAGCACAGCCAGTTAGAAACAATGCAAGTATAATACTAATCAGTAGGGGTTTCATTTTTCTTCCCTTTCTGTTTTATCAATTCTTTACATTGTTTATTCTCTTTATCTTCTTCTACGACAGGAGAACCACTTGCAATTTCCATACATCTATTTACATCTGCAACAGCCTTGTT